CAATCGTGCTTCGCTCTGTTCCAGTAATAGACATTCCTTAACTCCTTGCTCCATGTTGTTCCACAACAAATTCCCTTAACTCCTGGTCCTTCATCCGTGAGAACTCAGGATGCGACTTGTACTCAGCAACCTTTTGCTGAACTAAGTCATCAGCCAATTTCACTGGAGCCTTTGGCGCCACTTCGTAACGCTCAGTACCCAACTCCTCGCAATGCAATTTTTGTTCTTCACAAACCTTGCGGATCTTAGAGACACCATCCGCCTGACTAACAAAGGCGTTGCGGTCTCCAGTCTTGCGAGCTATCTGGCTGACATAAACATCATTGGGGTTGGGGTTGTATCCATCGGCCTGCGCTCCTGCAATAATCTCTTGCAGAAACTCAGGGTCGTCTTTGAATTGCTGTTCGAGGGTTCCACGGTTCGAGAAGAAGTTGCTCTCAGTCTTCAAACCAGGAAAACTCTTCTCTCGAATCATCTCCCCTATATTGTTCCGCCCTCGTGCAATTTCACTTTTAGGTAGAGGGGGATCGTAGGTAACAGAACCATCTTTCTGTTGAATCATTCGGTGTGTTACGCCATTGATACGTAGGCTACATTGGGATGCCACTTGCGCTCTCCATCATTGCTTCAGGGGGTGTACCATTCAGTAGCGCCATAACATCGGGAGGTATGTCGCCACCTTGTTCCATCGGGGGCTGTTGCTCAGGCTCTTGCTCAGGCTGTTGCTGTGCAGGATCTACGGGGGCTTCAGGTGGAGGCGGAGGTGCCATCGGAGGAATCAACCAATCCGTAACATCCTGCTCCATAGCATCACCCAGAGACTTAATGAACGCATTGAGTGGTGTTGGATTACCCATCGCTGCAATCTCATTGAGGGATGGCAATAGGTACTGTGCAATGCGTGTAAGGTTCTCGTTGTCTCGGAACTTGTTAGGCTTCTTGATTGAGTTGGCCTCAACCGTCATAGACATCTCGCGAACGTAGACCTCTGGATCTTCCATCGCGATTAGCTCGTCCCATAGCTGGGCACCTTCTGGGCCAAACAGCGGAATCAAATCCTGGCCTCTTACGTTCCAGCCCGCATAGATTCTTTCGACATTCGCTCGGTGAGTCTGCCAAGCCTCAACCTTACGACTCATCCAGTCTGGACGCAGCGAAGTGGTAGACTCCTTAAAGTTCACGTCAGCCGCAGTACGAGCCACCTTGCTGCTCATACCGTACATGATGTCCACCAAGCCCGTTCGCTTATCAAACGAGTCCGAGATAAACTCAATGATCTTGATCACGTCCGAGTTAAGAGCCGGAGTCTGAATCATCGACACCAACTCTTGGATGTTGTTATGAACCATACCGTTCAACTCAAGAACGATATTAAATTCATTCGACTTGATCTTGCTAATGATGTCGTCGCCAGCCTCTTTCAGAACCGCCCAGATATTACGGGAGTTCATGTATACTCGGTCAGCCAAACACGACATGATCACATTCAAGAAGATTAATTCACCCAGCCCCATCCCAATCGGAGCCAAAGGCCAAGGCCCACTTGCTGCTTCATAGAAGTCAAGCAGAGACACAGGCCACCGACCATCTCGATACACTGGCACCGGCCAATCCAGAGCCCGACGAATCTCATCGTCACTCTGTTCAGCAGTGCTAGGCGGAAAGTTCAGCGGGAACGGAATACCCTTAGCAACAGCCAGATAAGCAAAGTCACCAACAGTGGATTCAAATGCCTCATGGATAGAAGAGTCAAAATCCTCTAGGCGAGTACCTACTCCAACCTTAGAGAATATCTCGTACCAAATAATCTTGTTCGATGTAGAGTTACCATTGAGCTTCATCGGGTGGTATTCATCTTTACCACTCTGCGATACCTCATTCACCTCTGCCCCTGAGATCCCCACATTACGCGAATAGCGAGCTAGGGAGCCAGTTGGTAGATTGAATCGCCTCTCGACGTCCCAGTAGTTCTCAACGTGTTGTCGTGCGATCCAGCCGCAATCACTGAGGTTCGGCTTGGTGCACTGTGCGTCAATAAACAATCGCAAGCATGAGTCAAACACCGATCGAGTCAAGACACGATCACTACCAGGAAATTGATAATTCTCCGTCCAGAGACAACCTCGACCCGTAATGAGAGCCTCGACAATAGCAAGCTGGCTTTCCGCAGCTAACCCACCATTAGGCTGTTCACGTTGAGCATAAGACAGATACTGCTCCATCAAAGAGCATCGCGTCTTGTTGCGGTTACGATTCTGCTCATAACTCGCCATGAATTGCTGGTACCGCTGGGCTGTCATAGGATCAGCCGGATCACCTAAGGCTTCCGGCATAATCTCAAGGCGTGCATACGGTCTAGCGGTAATGCCTGGACAATCCCAGAAAAGTGAAGGACCATAGATGGCTACATATTCGTAAGCCTTCGCAATGGTCATTTTGAATTGAGGCGCAGGCAGATTAGAAAAGAACTTATTGCGGAACGTGTCGTCCCACATGAAACCGCAAGTCCCCTGATAGAAGTTGCGGCAGATGTCGGCAGTAGACCGGAACGGCTCCCTCGCTTTACGAGCTTGCTCAATCCGATTCAACCAGACACCAACAAGTCTCTCTAACCTGCCTCGAATCTCAAGCATTAGCTATTGTCCTTGGACTTGTTCTTGCGCTGCTCAGGAACGGCACGAGCCTCAGTGAGATCCTCGTACCACTTAGGGAACATCCACCAACCAGTTCGCTTTGCCTTCTCAGTGGGCTTACCCTGGTCATCAAACAAACCAGGATCACTCACATGCGGCACACCCATGCAGATGCCAGTCTTGTTCCGCTTTGCAGTTGGGAACGTGTTAAGGTTCACCAAGCCGTTGTGAAGTGAATCCGCAACTAATGCGGGAACAACATCATCGGGCGCGTGAGGAGGGCACCATAAAATAGGCAGACCAACGGGAGCAGTTCCATCGAAACGATCGTTCAAACTCATTACGACACCTTGTAGGGGGTTAGGGTATTACCGAGGGTAACGGACTTATCCTCCGGCTTCTTACGTGCAGACATCGTTGCCTGTAATCGCTGAAACAATTGATATGCGGGGGAGCCTCCCCCTATATTCTTCCCTCCAACTGGAAACCACTTTGGAAAACTGGCACACCAGTACTCAAGACAAACGCAAGTATCAACATTCTGGTACTTGGCAGGTCGATCACCTACCTCATTGTCCATACGTTCTTCTTTGATGTAGTCTTCGAGTTGCTTACAAAGGACAGGACATTTGTGTGTGATAACTCGCAGATACGGATAAGGCCCGTTCTTTGTGTTGGGGTGCATCCACGATTGCAGCCGCATGATGCGAGACTCAACATTCGGTGAACCCCAAATAAAGTGATGCCCCGTCGTAACAGACTTGATATTGTTATCCTTGAAGGTTCGGGAGTAGTTGTCTGCGACTGACATCCCGAAACCCATCGTTGTTTGCTTACCTGCACGTTGGTCGATAATGAAGCGATAGAAGGGATAGCCCTGCATCTTCGTCTTGATCATAGGAGCCAGTTGGTCCGCATCGGCTCGACCTGGATAGAGCTCGTCGAACACAACATAGAACTCACCGAGTGTCGGTGGAGGTATGGCACAAAAGAGTACGGCTGGCTTTCTCGTGCCTGGGTCTAGGATTAACTCCCTAGTCCAGTCCATTGGAGGAATCCAGTTGTTGCGCCGTAGAGTATCCGAGATAGGATCATTAAGAGTTTCGTCTAGGCACGCGCAATGAAAGCCTCGATCGAATAGCGGATACATCTTGAGTTGATCTAGGGAGTACTCACCTCGATCGCGTGACGCCCGTTCTTCTTCCGTGAAGCCAGCTAATAGTTCCCTCTTACCTCGCGGGTCTAGCTGTGCGTTAGAACTGGTCGTGAGAATGAACTCATTGACCATTGGTTCTGGATCGTCTGGGTCTTGCTCCTTAGCCCGCTCCGTTAGAGCACGTAAGGCTTCGTTGTTAGCTCGTGGCCAGCTTGACCAATAGAGTTGCCCTTGACGGTCAGCAAGACGCGACTGCCATTCCTGATAGTGCTTAGGGTATTTAATCGCCTCGTCAATCCAGATAACATCGACGGGGTCGCCTTGCTTAGGTTCTGCTTTAGAAGAGTAGGCGTAGATTTCAGCCAGTGTTTCTTTAGTGACTGGATCCCAGATAGTCACCTTCTTGAATTCGTTGTTACCCTTGTTCTCCCAGTCCCACGATCCTGGCTTGACGAATCGATTCGGAATAAGGGGATAGCTTGGTAGCGTCTCAGCACTACGCGCCGCATCATCGGGGTCCGCTTGATTGAACGCTCGGAGTTGACCCGTTTCGCGATCACGGATCAGCTTAAACAATCCTGGCTTAAACAAGATACGATAAATCGTTTCACCGATATGTCGCTGGTCGTAGCCAATAATCCATATCGTAAGTGGCCTACCAACTTGGTGAGGTCGACGCGCCCGAACCCTACGTCCGTCACTCAATGTCACGTAGCCATCTGTTGCAATAGCGGCAGTCTTGACACCGAGTGAAGTACTCTTACCTGAACGAACACCACCACGCACCAACATCTCACGAGCGAGTGACTCGAAGATAGGATCTTGATGGGGCTGTGCTCGATAGAGGTCCAGTGAGGTGGTACGGCGCCTTGCCATCTCCACCAGTGCAGCGGCTTCTCTATTCGTCAGATTCAGATTCGTCATCGGGATCGTGTTCCCAGCTTGTAGGTTCTTCAGGAAGAGGAGGGAGGCTAGGCGGGAGCGGTCCTGAAAGCGGCTCCACGTCGATAGGAATAGATTGCATTGCCACACTACTCATGACTTGCATACGGAAGTCTGGATCTTCACGCATCATCTGTGCGGCGAGTTGTGCGAGTGTTGCCTTGAGGTCATCATCTGTAAGACCACTGGCATCTACGTTCTTGCGGTCATCGAGCTTTTCTTGTATGGCAAATGCCAGTTGCCAGTATTTGACAATGACGGAATCTTTACGCTCGAATAGTGCTGCCTCTTTTTGCGTGAGGTTTTCACCGCGAACCTTATCAAAGTCTGACTTGAATTTCTCAGCGAGACCTACAGGCCCGCCAACCAACTCAGTGAACTTAGCGAAGACTTGATCTAAGACCTGTTGATCAGAGCCAGCCTTCTTGATTCGTGTAATCAACTCACGCGAAAACTGGGCTGCTTGTCTTTGATCACTCATTTCCAACTCTCTTCGGATTCGTTCCCTTCGCATCTCACTACAGGTAGGACAGTAACCAAGTCGTAGAGCACTATTGGGATAGATTTGACGACATTGATTGCAGTGAGATGTTGTGTCTGTAACTCTTAGGATCAGCGCCATATCGCCCCCATAATGAAGCGGGGCCGACAAGTATCCTCATCAGCCCCTACCCCAGCGGCTTACAGCCACCCCCCAGACTTGAAGACGGGGTTATTTGTTTGCCTTCAGTGGCGAGACCATACTCTTGTAGGCATCGCACTGTTGAGGCTCTTTTTGAAATGCTGCCGTTTCAGGGACAACATTCTGAACGATGGGCTCAGAACCAATTGGCTTCGCGTTAGCAACATACTTTGGCGCAACCATCTCTGGGCCTTTAGGCGTAACGCCTTTTAACTTGTCCACAGGATCACCTTCTTTCGTTGTAAGAGAAACTAGCGAGCAACATCCCTGCCACTCGCTAGCCACATCCATGTTTCGGGTTGACGATTAGTAGCCTGGGAATTTCCAGAGCACATCGATCGATTCATCTGCACCAGTTGCAGCAACCACACAACGTCCGCAGGCACTTAAAGAGCCTGGAGCGTCATTGGTCACAGTTGTCACTTCACCAGTTGCGGCTGGAATCAGAATGGCATTGGCAGAGATCGAACCAGCGGATCGTGCCTTTCCTGGGCCTTCGATGATCATCCAGAAGTTCTTTCCATCAGCAACTCCAGCACTGCCAACGTATGGGTCAACAGCACCCACACCAGTACCAGCGGAGCCAGTGACACCACCAACTCGTGTACCTGCGTATCCACTCTTCCATGTCAAGCATTCACCGACATTCAAGGTGGAGCCAGAGTCGTTCTTAATCCACATCGCCTTAATGCGGCGACCGGAGTTGAGCTTGCGAGTTGCTGGGTTTGCTGAATAATTGCAATCATCAAACTCGACAACCATACCCAAAAGGGTATCTAGTTCACCAGCTACGGCAGTTTCACCGAGCTTGTAAAAATTCGTCCTTACTGCACCCACTTTTATAATCTCCTAAATGGTATTGTTTCTTGTGACGACGAAGCCTACCGATTAGGCGTAAGCGCCGTACTTGGCGATGTGCTTAGGATTGAAGCGGAGGTTTCCAAAGAACCCGATCGCGACTTCGTGAGCCAAAGCAGTGGTGTTGAACTCAGGTCCAACCAAATAGAAGAGTTGATCATGCAAGCTGAACAAGCTCATTTCTTCGAGGTTCACAGCGTAGCCGGTACCAGCGGGGCAATCGAACTCAGCCTTGATCATCGAACCGTTGTAGTTGATGACGTTCTCAGCCGAGAATCCCAACTTGCCTGCGTAGTCGCTCACTTGCAATCGCTCACGAGTTACCAAGCGGTCTTGGAACTCATCGAATAATTCTTGAGCCAGCATGTGCAAGCTAGGCAACTTGGTTTCGCCACTGGTGTGACGGATCCAGCTTCGTGCTCGACGGACAACGTGTTCGCAGTTGTCTGCCCAAGTGCTTCCACCAGTACCCCAAGAGGTCGAAGTGTAGTTCAACATCTTTGGAGTGATGAAGTCGTAGTCCGAGCTACCCGAACCAAGAGGCCAGTCAGTGGTGAGCAAGCTGGATGGACGAGCGGTCGAACTCAAGTTGCTTGACCACGATCCACCGTAAGAACCTGGACGAACCAGTTTTCCACCGTAAGCAGCGGAACTCGATGGCAAAGCGATTCGGTCGCCAGCAACAACGGAACCGTCTGGAACCATTGGAGTATCGATACCGACGATCTGATCATCGTTACCAGTGTTGCGAACGAACAACTCAGCCGACAATCGGTTTCCAACAGAAGCGAGAACCGAGTCCATCGCGTCTGCGTAGAGGTCAACGATTGCCAACGGACCCTTGTTCATCATCTGAACTTTGAGGTCCAACGCTTGCGAACCAATCAAGCCAGCGACTGGAACAGTCAATTGCTCGAAGGCTTGGTGTTGTTCATAAACCACACCGCTACCGCTGGAATGGGTACGAGCAACTGGTTGACGTGCGCGGACGTTCCAGGTACAAGAGGTACCGCTTTGGTTGTAAAGAATTCGGCCTTCGCTTTGCAGCAAGGCTAGCCAGAAACGATTGCGAATCGTCTGGTCCGATGCACCTTTGAGATACTTTGGTGCTGTGTTTCTGATAGCTAAAATTGCTTCAGACATTGATCACTCCTTTGTTCCGTTAGTTGCCTTTGTAGTGCGCGCCGAGTACTTCAGCGTTATCTGGATCGCGCTCTAACATTTCCCTGAATGACAGCTTCCTTCCTGCTGTCGGCTCGATAGGCTGTGCAAGAGACATGGCCACTTGAGTCGTCTTCACACTCTCTGGCTTCTTGCGTGCCTGCTCGACAAACTGTGTCTTCTTGACTTCAGCTTGCTGTTTCTTCTCTGCTGCAATTTGTTCTGATGTCTTTGGGGTTTCCTTGGGTGGGAGTAGCTTGTATGCCAACTTCCAAACTCGCAGGTCTGGCTGGTCGACACCTAGCTCATTACACACCTCGCGGACCTTGGCGCTGTAAAGCAAACCTCGCTCCGTTGGAACCTCTTTCTGATCAAGGCCAATCATGACCTTGCCATTTGCGTCCGTCCTGAAGAACTCACTCTTGTGATCTTCGTAGAACTTTTGGAACTCGTTCTCTTGAGCCAGTTGTTGACGTTGTGCGAGTGCCTGCTCTTGTCGCTCTGTCAGAGTCTGGGCTAGCTTCTTGTTGTACTCTTGAAGGCGAGTCTCAATTCGCTGCTCAATCTCGTCGAGAACACCAGCCTCTTTCAGTGCTGAGGATAAGTCGTTAACCATTAACTGGCTTCGACGTTGCTGCTCTGCTACGGCATCATTGAGTTGCTTGGCAGCAGTAACACCATCGGTACCGTACTTAGGATCTGGCAGGAACTTTGAAGTCTTGTCGTCGTACTCGCAGTACTTGACTAACTCTTGGTTCACTTCCACCTTCTGCCATCGTGATAGCTTTTGAGCATCACTCTCAGGCTTCACTGGCGCAGGCTGTGCTGGCTGTGGTGGAGTGTATTGCTGTTGAGCCTGTCGCATTTGCTCGATCTGCTGCTGCATCTCTTGCATCTGCCGACGTTGCTCGTCTCGCTCTGCAATCACATTGGCAAGCTGACTACCAAGCTCGTCATCGGAGTATTGGTCAACAGCAATGTTTGCCTTAGCAAGTGCTTCCTTTAGCGGGGAACTTACTGGCGTTGCTGGAGTCTCAACTACTGGAGCATCGGCTTCAGGAGCAACGTCCTGAGCTGGAGTCTCTGTAGCGACTTCTACTACTACCTCTGTCTCTTTGGTTTCAGGTGCTGGCGTAGCAGGCGTCTCATCCTTGACACCATACTTGGTTGCCATGCGCTCCTGAAGAATACGAGTAAGTTCTGAGTCTGACATTGTTCTTCCTTGGGACGGGGCGAGTGGGGGTCTCTCGCGTATGGTTCAGGCCAAGGACGGAAAATGCGTCGACTAAAAGTGCAATCCAAAGTAAAGCGGAATAATAGGTAGGAGAACTGTGTGAAACAGTGGAGAGAAAATGATCGACCCCAAAACAGAACAGCTCATATCCCTAAGAGAGTTAGGGAAGGAGATAGAGAGAAGTTACAACAACGTCCTAGAGCTAGTGCTGCATGGACGTGACAGTATTGGTGGCATCAACGTAAAGCTGGAAGCCATCAAGACACCGAGTGGATACAAGACATCTATGGACGCTTACTATCGTTTCGTGAGGAAGCTGAATGAGTGCTGAAGAACCAACCAATGAAGACTACATCATCCAAGGACTTGAGGCTGTCAATGAGGGTATTGCTCAACTGCACGATCAGGTGGCTGCACTGAAGCAAGAAGCGAAGCCCATTGATATTCCACCTCATGTCACAGTCGCGATGCTATGCCTCAAGATCCTCAACGCTAGCCGAAAATCCATCGTTCGGAGTGTCACTGAGAGGAAGGCGACGGTCGACCCCAGCGAGAATGAAATAATCTCGGAGTCGTTCAATCGATACCCCAGAGAGCTCAAGGAACCTGAGTCCATCCTTCTCGATACTTGTTGCCAAGTACTGGCGAGCTATGTTGTCGAGCCGCTTCGCCCCGAACCTCCCGATACTATCGATGAATTCGGGCCAGAACTTTCGGAGTAATATCATCTGACCAGTGTTTACGGGCTTGTACTTATTGAAGTGCTTTTTCTTATTGCGGTTCTTCTTGAGTCGCAAGCCACCACTAATAAACAAAGATGGCTTCACTCCCTTCCGCTGGGCCAGAATGGTGTTAATGATCTTGGTTGTATGAGTTATTCCAAAGCCAAACTCGTACTGGATAATGAATGCGGCTGCGTACCTTGCGGCTCGATTCCAATTCACGACCAGTCGACGCTTACCGTCAATCATCACACCTCGATAGAGAACAAACCTATCTGGCTCCGTATAACACAAGCCTTCACGCTTCATACGAGCAATGCACTCCTTGTTGCGTGCAGACTTGATCTTAGATTCCATCTCCGCAAACATCACAACCAGACTGAGGTACCAGTCTGAGTTGATATCATCTGTGCGAATACCCTCCTCGATTAGCTTGAGAACTATCCCGCGCTTGCGAAACATACCGATCGTTTCTGCCATGTCCTTGAGTGAACGGAAGATACGATCACCGCGATACACCACCACACAATCCCCAGGCTTAGCCTCCTCAAGGATCTTCTTGCCTCCAGGCCGTAACGCAAATGGAACCTTAAAGCTAGACACTGCCTCGTCTGCAATGATGCCAAGGTGTTCCGCCTCTGGGAGCCGCGATATCTCGTCCTCTACGCGATCACGTTGGTGCTGGAGTCCTAAGCCAGACTCAACCTGTCCATCGCTCGAAACACGAACGTAGCCCCACACACGACGAATACCAGTGACAGCCTTCTCCTTAGCCTGACGACCATGCGGGGTGAATATCTTGGACGGTACCTCATCGGCAACATACTTCGTGAGATCACTCACCGTTCCTGGCTTCTTGTTGGGAGTGTGGATGTTACCAGCCCCACCTTGCCGAACCCGTTTAATGGCCGCTGCCTCCTTGACTCGGAAGGAAAGCATTCGAGAAAAGTGCTCTGCAAGCACTGCAATCAGTGCAGCCTTCAACTGTCCACTAGGTGTAGATAAATCAATGTCATCAGAGATAAAATGAACATGGATACCTTGTCGACGGAAGTGATCTATCATCGTACCGAAGTCACCGACGTTTCGGAACATACGATCGACCGACCAAACCAAGATATGATCCCCAGGTCTAGCCGCTTCCACCAACCTAGACCCTGCCGGACGTGAAGCCAGTTTGTTCTTGTCCCAGGCACTAACCCCTGCGTCAATAAAGAATCCAGGGGGTGCGGATTCTGGGTATTTTTCTGTTGACCACTGTACATCTTTGAGGATAGAATGCTTATACTGTACACATCTATCTGCCTGAGTCTCTGGGCTGAGTGACGTTTTAACACTACTGGACTCAGAGACACGGCAATAAGCTAGCACACAAGGAGGACGTTTTGTGGCCAGAGGTAAAGTAGATCCCGTTGCAGAGTTTTTAGCTGGGCGCCGAGTCATGCGTCTAACATCCCACGAAGAGAAAGAATATGCCAAGAAAGCAAAAGAAGGTGATGATCGGGCGATCGAGATTCTCTTGTGCTCTCAAGCGCATTGGGTCTGGACCGTCTGCTACAACCATCCTAAGCCTCCCCAAGTAAGTGTTGATGAATTGTTCAATGAGTGCATCGCTTGGGTGTACATCGCGTTCAAGAACTACGACCCCGACAAGGGGCGACTCTCATCCTTCCTCTCACGAGTGATTCCTCGCAAGTGCTCTGACTACATCGTTAAGACGTGCAGCACTTTTGGCAAGGAGCTCCCTGACGCAATGAAGGCTCAAGGGGCAACTTCGTTTATCACCGAGGAAGATCAAATCAAGTCCATGCTAGCCGAACAAAAGGAGAGCAACATCTACGAAGATGAGTACCACTCCGAGGTTGACGAGCTAGCTGAGGTAGTGATTACAATACTAGCAGACATGGAGCCAAGGTCAAGGTGGATTATTTCCCGACGCATGGAAGGTCTCACGGCAGTAGAGATTGCTGCTGAAGAAACGGAGTACAACTTACGATCGGGACGCGACGGACGAGCCGTTGACCCTGCCAGTGTGATGCAGGCACTTCACGCTATTAGACGAGAGGTGTTTCGAGAACTCATGCGACGAGACATCCCGATCGATTGTTGTGTTCCAGGTTCGAGGATTGGGAACCTGTTCGACGAGACTAGCAACGACGCCCAGGCTCGCCTTTTCGTGTAGGCCGCTTTGCAAAGTAATCACTAAGGCGGTTGCGGGTGCTCACGTTCGCGCGGGCACTCAACCGCCATAGCTGCGCCCCCTCATTGTTCATGTCAATCCCAAAGAGGTGGAAGCTACAGCGATTAGCAAACGCTACGGCACCTGCTTCCCATGCTGGCACCGATAGCGTCAAGACCTTTACGTTATCCAAGCGAAGCAGCTCATTGATCAGACCACGAGCATAGCCCTTCATGCGATGGCTCTCTAGTACTGCAATGCGACGAATGTAAATCTCGTGTACATCTCGCTCTGCAATCACTACGCCAACCACCTTGGGGCCATTGCGCACAACCTTCACAATGAGACCTTGAGCTACAGCCTCAGACACTTCATGACTCACCACAATCTTCGGGTAAGATTGCTGGAGAACCTTGCTTGCCTGCTTTATATCGTCGTGGCTGCTGATACCGCTCATTTTTCTTCCTCCCCATCACCGTGATAATCTTCCAGTAACCAGCTTCTAAGGGGGTGATAACTGCAACGATCCCACTGCAACGGGCATAAATCACTGGCTTCCCTTCTTCATCGATTCGCCAATGCCTGACCCAGAAGCCTCGACCAAGCTCCGACTTGATTCGCTTCTCGACCTCCACCCTGTCCGGTATCTTGTCAATCCGTAACCAATACCGTTGCAGGGCGTGGTCTGTCACTTCGACCGTGTCAGATTCGTGGATCTTAAAACGGAATGTCCCCGAACCCATCGTCACTTGGGAAGTCATCGCCACTGGACGCTTTTGGTTTGGCGCTGGTAGCTGCTGGCTTCTTGTTCTGCGGACGTGCTTGCGGTTTTTCATCGTTGTCACTCTTGTCGCGAGGTTTACCTTCGAGGGTTAGCTTGAAGCCAGTGAGTACGATGGCATGTCTCTTCTCGCCACCCTTCTCCCAGCTTTGCTCCTCAAGCTCACCAGTAACGCACACCGTACTTCCCTTGCTCACATACTGTTCAATCACGTCCACTGTGTTGCCCCAGAACGTGACCGACATATTTGACCACTTCGTTTCACCCTTCACCTTACGGTTCCAGCCGATGCGAAATCGAGCGACTCGCTTATCGCCAACCGTAGAGATATTCGGATCCTCGCTAACGATACCGAGAATCGTTGCAGTAGCACTAGACATTCAAAACACTCCATCTTTCCAAAGCATCACTAACACGCATGAAAGCTACACACTTTCTGCGCAACAATCTAAGCAAACGCTCAACCTCTTTCGGAGGCAAGTCTTGGTTACGCAAGAAGTCCGAGACCTCTTGGTAGGTGAAAGCAAAGTCTCGCTTAGGTGGAATCTCTTCACTAAGAGCATCCAGCACTTCGCACACCTCATCACGTTGGTTCATAGGTTCACCCCTGTGTTCTCAAAAAACATGTTCATCCAGAACTGCGGGGGGCGCTGCGGTTCAGGTACGGCTCCAGTGAAAACCTTCTGGAGAAACTCAATATCGAAATAGCCAGGGTCCATCATCTGTTTCACCCAAAGTAAATGGGAGGCATCCACTGTGGGGTATACGGTTCCATTGATCTTCTTGGTTGGTATCTTGGTGGAGTTAGCAACGTGGCAGTCATGCACTAGCGGGCACAACAGCACTACAGCCCTGCGATCGTTCACGCGAAGCATGGTACCTGAGCCACTACCAAGGTGAGCCACTTGAAGCCACCAATCGCCGTACCACTTGTTTGGTCGCTGCGACTTGGTTAATCCTGAGATCCAACAGAACCTTCGTCCTGTGATATCTCTGATGGCTCCAGCATCACCCTTTTCGCCCAGACGTTTTTCAGGTAAGCCTGGAATTGCTGAGTGTTCCATCCTTCCACCTCTGCCTTCCGTAGCGCTGCAACACGTAACCGACGATCTAGCTTGGCTGCGTAAACATGATGCGACCAAGAGAGATTGTTATTCCTTGCCTCTGGCGGGTACTTGGCTGCGATCGATATACACCGTTGCATTAGGTCCGCACTAAAGTTTGGGTCTACTGCTTGGTATGCGTCGTCACCAAATATCGCTTCACCTGCCATGAGTGCATCACCAATCCACCAATAGATGTGGCGCTGCATCCATGCGAGACGAGAAAGTGTCTCCTCTAATTGTTCCAGCGTTGGCATGGAAGACATTTGCAAACGGCCATCTGTACAGACAAAAGGACCAGAACGGAAGGAAAAGTTATTCATCGTCTAGCTCAACCTTTCTGGTGTGAATATCTTCAGCAACAACTGGCTGAGATTTAGGCTTAGGTTCAGGTTTCGGGCGATCAACAAATTCAACCCAACGCCAGTCGTTATCGAAAACCCCTACCTCGTATCGCATTTTCACACTAACCCACTCAAGCCACCGATATTCTCTATTCAATAGCACTGGCCTGAAAGCAAACCAGGAAACTACCTTCTCATCTCCGATTCGTGGCGGGGGCGGATCCACCCATCTCATACCAACACCTCCACATCTAAGGTTCGATTGAGGCGATGCATCCGAGTGGTGTTAAAGTAGTGGGGCTCGAAAGCCAGTAATGATTCGGCAATCTTCTCAGTGAATTGAAGTTTCACCTGATCGATAGCGTTTAGGCAATTCATGTAGCTACCGAACGTAATCAGTAGCTTGCTTGCTCCCACCTCACCGATACCCGCTGCGCCAGGAATGTCGTTGCGTCCAACCAGCGACAACCAGTCCACCCACATGCTAGGCTCAACTGAGTATCGCTTAGTAAGACTGTCTCGATTGAAGAACTCACCCTTCCAGTACATGTTGAACTGCGGGCTAAGTATTTGGTACATGTCCTTGTCTTGGCAGATACCGACACACTTATCGCCAGCCAATGCATAAGATGAAGCCAGTGATGCTATGACATCGTCTGCCTCATATCCTTCAATCAAGTACCGCTTGGCCTGTCTCTTATCGAGTGCCTCACGCAATCGCTCCATGAATCCCAGAAAGCCCTTCTCTGGCTCCTGTCGCTTCTCCTTCCATCTTGGGTCAGCCGCATATCGCCAACCACCTGTCTCGTTCTCGTCAACGTACAGAACCATAGATTCGCGAAACTTTGCTTTCATCGCATTCACGATCGTTGCAAACTCTTGGGCTGGATCTGTTGTGCGGGCACGACTATAAGCAAGGTGAGCGATTGCTTTGAGGTCGACGAGCAATATCACCCTAGCTGGCTTCCCATCTCGCAGGTCATTCAGCCTCTTGAGGTATGCAGGATTGCAACCTTTAAGGAACCACGCTTGCTGCGAGAAGTAAATCAAGTTGCGGGCTAGACTCACCAGCGACGGAATATCATGGCACGCAAGCAACCCATCTCGAAACTCTTTAATCTGACCTGCCTGCCAATCATTAACTTTGCTCTGCGTCATAAATACTCCTTAGCGATGATGATGGTACGTCCCTAACCTTCCTACTCCATGTGGCTTCATCCTTTGGCATTCGCAGTAAACCCTCTGGTGGTTGATAGCCATACTGCCGGTAGAAAGCTCCCTTGAGTTGATTGAAGTTCATAGCGCGAGAACTCTGGGAGTTTCTGCTACGGAAATACAGACCATCCCATCGTGTCTGATCTGCGGAGTTTGGCGCTCGAACCTTAGGCGCCTTCACATTGGGGCCAGTGACTACCTTTAACTGCCCATTCGATTGAATGATCTTCTTGCCTTGCCGACCAGCCTCACGACCACAACCGTATGGAGGAGCCGGACAAGATGGCATTCCAGCATGTCGAGCCGTGTTGCAGTACGGGCAAATAATAGGATCGTTGCCTGGATTGCTTTCAGCCTGCTCACGGATCTTCTTTTCAATCTGGGCCGACGTCTGGTAATACATCTCTTCCCAATTGCGATCCCGATTAGGCCCACCACCCCAGCGCCAGTAGTTGCCAGCATGATCGGTAATCAGAACGTGGTGCGGCGTCTCTTTGGAGTAGCGAATAACGCGACCTGTTGATTGCAAGTACGTCTTAATGGAACCCATCGGGCAGGCAAGGATAAGGTGGTACATTTGGGGGAGGTCAATACCTTCACGCAATACAAAGCGATTGCATATCACCTTGATATCGCCAGCCTTCCATGACTCCATGATCTCTTGACGCAATGTCCCATCGCTATCCGTGTAAGACTTATCGCCAATCTGCACCTTCTTAGCGTCGATATGAGCAGCCTTGACACCCGCCTCCAAGAAGTCGTTAACCAAACCAATGGACGTCTCAACGCAAGGAGCAAAGACTAGGGTGGGCCGTTGTTCTGGATTCTCGCTTCGCCATTCGTCGATAATCCTTCCGACAATTTGCTGGCTCCATACATACTTCCGAATATCGCCCACATTAAACTCACCTGTCTTCACTCGCCCTACACGAGACAAGTCAAATTCAAATGGAGCCTTAATCACAGCCCGAACGTGAGACCCGCAAGCGAGACACTCTGAAGGTGAACCCGACACAACCAACTTAGGATACAAGTGCGACATTCCAATGGGCGTAGCACTTAATCCCACTACCTTGCGGTTGCGATGCAAGTACGATCGAAGGAACTTCTCACTCTCACCACTGGCTTGCAAGTGACCTTCATCGACAAAGATGTAGTCAGCATCGAATGGCTCCCAACGAGTCGTGTTGATCGTGCGCGCTATCTCTGTCTGGATGGAACTTATCTGGATGTCTTGGGAAGAGTCAAAGTGTTCTGCTAATGACGCAGCCCGTACACCGAAGCCAATGTTTTTAGCTTGGGCGTTCTCCATCGTTTGACGAGTCAACATCTTGCGGTTCGTCAAAATCAAACACTTGGCTCCCTGGCTCTGATAGTACTGAGTCAAGGCCCACATCATGTCCGACTTGCCTGCCCCTGTTGCACTACACAACGTGACAGCATTGTAGTTCTTTAGCTCGTCGACTACCTTGAGTACACCGTTCATTTGGTGAGGCCAAGGATCACGAGAAAAGAATTGTCTCATTACTTCCCGCATTGCTCTCTCCAGATTGCAACGAAGTTTGCGAACGCCACTTGAACTCGCTCCTTCCAGGGCAAGCGATGCCACTTCTTAATTCGAGCTATGGTGTCGATACGTCCAGGCGTATCCTGAATCATCCTCTCGAACCGAGCCATCTCTTTCTCAAGTGTCTTGTTCTCTGATTCTGTAACTGGCTGTTCTTCTTGGTGCTCTCGAACTGCCTCAATGACTTCATCCACTGAGCGAAACGCCAAGTCATCACCGAGACCAGGAGGTAGATTCTCAAGAACATCTAGCACTTGAGACTTCTGAGTCTCTGGTAACTCATTGAGTCGCATGATGGACTCGACCGACGCCGAAATCCTGCCGTGATCTATGTTAGTTTTAACCGCACGAGGTAGCGAATTCAATACCTCCGCTACAGCAGTATCACGCCATACCTGACGTTCCGACATTCCATTAGCATCAGCCACTTGACGTACCGCTTCCGTCTTGCTTCCACGCACAGGCTCCAGCTTCGCAGCCTTAGCCTCTACCAACATGGCACGCCAACGCGCACGACTGAGACCGTCTCCATTGCGACGACCGACTTGATGGGCGAATATCCACTCCTTAACACTGGCTCTATCCGCGAACGGTAGATCGATCGTAGTGAATGGCACGCCTTCCTCCAGTGCAATACTGTACCGTGTCATGCCATCGACAATAATGTCGTGACCTTCCCATAAAACGATAGGGTCAATGACTCGGCCATCAGCCTTGATGTTCTTGCGTAACTGCTCTTTCTCTTCTGTCGTATGTTGTTCGAGAAGGGCTAGGAACTCTTCATCGATTATCAGAATTCTTTGTTCCATCCTTGACTACGTCCTTCCAAATGAAAGCCTCACCCAGTGAAGTGTTTGCCTCAACAGCGTACCCACGAGCCTTGGCGTTGTACCAAAATGACTTGTACTTATCTTCGTAGTGGCTATACATGGCATTGAAGCCAACGAATATCCCAGCCACAAAGATCATTGTCGCCATGAAGATCCCTACCATGCAGCCAACGAACTCCTTGGTTGAAGGCTGCCATTGCTCGCACCTACCGAACATCAAAAGAACCCCCCAAACATTGCCCATGCTGCCAGTGCTATGATGGGCCACACCCACCACGGAGCACCAATAAGAATGAGCGCACCTTGAATCACGAACCCTGCCAACCATGAAGGAAGGATGCCACTCAAGTTGTTCATCATTTTCTTGAACGTATCACGTAGCCGCTTGAACGGCTGGAAGCGACGACGTCGTGGCTCACCATCTGGCGTCACGTTAGAATCCTGTTTCTCGAATCGTCGTTTGACCCAGTCCAGAAACCTCCTCGGCATTGTAGAACTCCCTTGGGAAAATGAATTGACTTGGCGAAAATGGATCAGCACACAGAACAAGTCGGTCCTTTGCACGAGTCATCGCTACGTACATGAGCCTCCTCTCTTCTATTATTCCGTCTTCAGAGCGAAGAGACTTTTTGCTAGGAAAGACTCCCTCCTGAAGATCAGCAATCACCACCGCTGACCACTCCAAGCCTTTCGCTTGATGGATGGTTGATACAGTGACTGCACCCTTACTTTCTTCCACTTCCCCTGGAGCCAGTAATCTTTCGATGGCATCTCGAATGTAGTACCCACCGAGAGACTTCTTGAGCTCGCCAACCGCACCCTGGAAAAACGGAACATCGTCCAGCACTGTCAGAGCTTCAGCGAACACAATGTCATTACCAGAGCACTGCGTGATATACTGAAACACTTGGGTGCCGTAAGGTTGACGCAAGAGTGAGCCAATAATCGATTCCGCATCATTACCATGCAGCCGATACTCCATCTGCGCACCAGACTCCTTAAATAGAATCTGATTGACAGTGTTATGCTGGTCGCAACCAAATACACCCGCCATTGCCAAGAACCCAACCTTACCCTCAGGCGAGTGGACCGCATTCACCTCAACACCCACCTCACGTATCTCACGCGAGATATTATCTACCGTCCGATTGGTACGACACAGAACGGCAATATCATCTGGCCCATACAGATCCTCAAGGAGATTGAGCACCTCGATCACTGCACGATCCGTAGATACCTTGACTGGATGAAATAGCCCCGCACGAGTAGATTCAACATCAGCCTCTGCATCTGGATTAAACTGAATCAAGTGATTACTGGCCCGCACAATCTTAGGCGAACAACGGAACGACTGCTTTAGTGGTAAGGCGATACTGTCGTCATCTACGGCATAACGATAGAACACCTCTGGCGCCGCATTACGCCAACTGTAGATGTTTTGGTTCATATCGCCCACGACAACAAACTGGCATCCTGAAGCCCGCACGAGGTTCTCAATGAGTCGCCACTGTATCTTCGAGGTATCTTGAGCCTCGTCTACAATCAATAGCCGACACCCAATTCGGTAGCCAGGTTGACTCGTTCGGATGATCGCCTGAATCAACACACCCAGATAGTCCGAGTAGCTGGAATCCGACAAGAGACTATCCAAATACCGCATCATCGTGTCTAGTCTATTAGGTTCCCGCCTGCCCATCACAGTAGACTCGCGAAGTTCTTCAACCTCAGCCCACTTCTCAGCAGTTGGCTTGATTCCAAATATATCGCAGACAGTCTTGAATACGATCCAGTAGCAGCTAGGGCTAAGCAGGTTTAGCTCTGGTCGCTGTTCATGGACAATATCTAAAGCCAGTGAATCGATCGTACTAGCTCGAACCCCACGCCCCTCACGACCAAGACGCTCCTTGAGTTCACGCGCCGCACGCCGAGTAAACGTGATAGCGATGACATCTTCAGGTCTTACACCTTGGCTTAGATGGGACTTAATTAAGCTAACGACCGTGTGAGTCTTGCCTGAGCCAGGACCAGCCTTAACAACGACTGGCCCTAAACCCAGGTGACTCGCATTCACGATACTAGCTTGCTGTTCCGACAAACTAGACATTGATCACTCCAACATTGTGACCGATAACGTCCGCCTTGCACCAATGGGCAACCAGGACATTACCGTTCTTAACTTCCGTAGAAAGAGCCAGCAGCAACTTGCGAGTGTAAACATCGTCAAGCTCACCGCCCTCTAAGAATAGTAGGGAAGTCGCTACGTGTCGTACAGCCCCAATCGCGATTAAAATTGAAGCACCGTAGATAAGACGCTCGGCACCACTCATGGCAGCATACAAACTACCGCTTGCGTTCTTGATGACCAATGAGGGGCGCTTACCAGTTACTGGCTCCAAGATCACATGAGGCAACGCACAATAGCTCAAGATCGCATTAGCTCGATCCTGCACCAAAGAGATACCTTCCTTCATTGATACGAGCCGAAACTCTTGAAGTTCCAAAATCAATTGATCGAAGAATGGATCTAGGCTCTGTAACTGCGTCGAGTAGGTTCGAGCATCCTGCGCGGACGAAATGTAGCTGTTGTACTCTGTAGCCAGCTTAATTGCGTCCTGTACTTGCTGAAGTTCAGTACCGATTGATTCAAGTTTCGAGGTGTCTGTTGACTCCTGCAATCGTGCCTGAATCTCCAAGGACTCTTTTTGAAGAGACTCAATACGATTATTGCGATTCTGGATTCCAGCTTCCGTATTCGCAATGTCATTTGTCAGGGCGTCAATCGAAATCTTAATCTGCTGCACAATCCATTCTGCGTGCTTTCGGGTTGGCTTCAGGGTAGCATTCCAAATAGCCTTGACTTTGATAACTACCCCATTGAAGAGATTATCAAAGTACTCATCCTCACCTGGATGGTAGGTGTTTTGTGTGATGTACTGTTGAACCAACTCCGAGAACTCAGTGGACTTCTTGAGCAGCTCGTGCTCTGGATTGAAGCCAGCTATGCATTCCAGTAGCTTCTCAACCTTGTCGGCAAAGAAGCCAGTGTTACCGTAGTCGCTCGCATCAACAAAGTCTGGCATCCTCTCCAAAAGCTCACTGGCTTGCACAAGTAAACCCTTGCGAGTCGAGAGCGCCCCAACCGCTGGAGTCAAGGAGTCAAGAAGCCTAGACACTTCAGACTTCAGGCTAGCAACCTGATCCTCGTTATACTTGAGCGTTTGCTGGTCGTTCGTGCGAGACTTGAGCATCGCCTGCAAGGAAACAATCTGATCCTTCAGTTCCTTCTCACGGAATCTCAAATCACCCATACTTGGCCCAGCGTATGGCTCTGGTGGAGACTCAAGAGCCTTAATCACCGCACGAGCCTTATCACGCACCTCGCGCTGTGAAGCGTTGACAGCCTCAAGCAAAGCCGTTGCTCGACTGTAGGAATCAGCCTCACCACTCATGTGGGCCGTGATGCCAGATGTAGAGAATTCGGACTCCTTGAGTTTGCCAACAAGAGTATCAGCCAATCGCTGGATATGCTCAGGTAAAGCGTTCTCTCCACCTTGGCTTGGCATAATCAACCGCCAAGTCTCTTCACCTGTTAGCTCCAAGAATTGAGCAATGGTATTGGGGATACCACCAAACATCTTCTGAAGTTCCTTCTCTGTGATCTCCTTACCCTCGTAGGTACAGGAGCGTTCTTGGCTAACCGCACCCTTCTTGTTGACAGAGATGGTTGCCCTGAAAACGAGCAAGTCACCACCACACTCGATCGAACAAGAAGTCTGCCCAGAGCGAATGAGCGCACCCACACCCTTAGAGCCGATCTCATCGCACCGACCAAACACTGCGTACTGCACAGCCTGAAGAATGGCGGACTTACCCGATCGGTTATTGCCCTGGATGTACGTGACATCTCGCAGGTTGTAATGACCGTCTGGCAAGCCCTTGACGTTTGTTGTGTTTAGATAGTTCAGTCTCATAGCGTGGTCCTCAATCGGTCAATAAGTTGGTCAATCTGCTCTACAGTGACATCGGGTTTAGTAACATCCTTCTTGTTCTTGAATCCGCACAACACGAATGCTGCACGCACAAGATCGTCTTTCTGCTTGGGCTTCTCTTCGTTGAGAGGAATGATTTCAATCGCATGACGCAAATCAGCAAGGGCTTGCTCTTTTGTGCGAACCTTCTTTTCCTCAGTAACTGGCTCCACCTCAGCCTCTTCGACATCCTGGTCATTGGTAGCCTTGATATCCTCTTCACTGGCTTCCGTCTCGACGACTTCCACCTCAATGACATCACCGTCAAGTGACACGCTACCCTGTTTCGCTCGCTGGACCACATCGCCCAACTTGAGCAAGTCTTTGTCAGCTTGAGGCCAGATTGTGATCGTGACTGTATTGTCATTCTCTACGTAGTAAAGTCCCAACAGTTTGCGCATAATGTTTCGCGCTGCCATTGAGTAAGCATTTCTTTCAGCAAACTTTTGCTTCTCTAAGTGCTCTCGAAAGATGGCTCGAACTTCCTTGGCATCCAGGTCACACTCAAGCTCAACGCCCATAGACACTGGCACCCGAATGCACGATGGGCTACAAGGTGAAGCCGCAGCCGTGTTAATGAGTCGCCCCCATTTAGCGACATCACCTGTCTTCTTGTAGTGCCATTTTGCGTACAAGTCTGAAGCCAGATATGCTTTGAAGTTAAACACGAACGTCAAGTCTTGTGCCTGCCAGTTGCCCGATGGCCCGCGACACGCACCGATCAGACGAACCTTGACGTACTCAAGCATTCCATTGGCTTCATGCAAGTATGGATTACCAACCTCGCGACCGTCTGCCGAAACAATCGTATCGGGCGAGACGAAGTTGATACCAATCAAGCCACGAAGATAATCGTAACCCTTGGCTGTGATGACCTTCTTATTCTCATAGTCACCAGTGTCAGCATTCTTGACATTCATGAAATACCACTGCCCTTCTTCAGCAGTCAGTAGCACCTTCTTGGTGATAGAGTAAACGGCACCATCGGGAGTGACGCGAACCAGCGCCCCCTTACCATCTGGGCCGTATGAATACCGCATTGTCGACAACTGATTACTCATTGCTTACTTACCTCAAAAGCCTTAACAAACAACTCGAACTGTTTCTCTGGTGTATCAAGGTTGATCCAATGCCCTGGATCCTCGACTTGATATTGCTGGTCGATGTAGTCAATCGCACGCATCATGCGATCGGTACCATAAAATGCTTCAAGTAGATCAATCCAGAAAAAGAATGGCTGTCTGAGATTGTCTAGGGTGTTGGGGTGGCTGTCGCTTGCAAAATGATCAGCAGTCAAAATGAACATTTCATCATCCTTGTTTAAGCGTAGTTTGAGTGGTGATGCTTAAAGATACAGAACCCTTACACAAAAGTCAACACTCAACACTACTTGACAAATGATCCTCTATCGCGCGTATCATGTTCTGCCATCCAGGGGACTCCTCATCTTTTTGAGGTGGTCTACCTGGAGGTGCAATACAAAGATTTTGATTGCGAATCACTCCATGCTCTAACTCCATGTAGCAGTCAGAACACGTCGGTCGGCTGTGCTCATCTAAGTGAGTGGCGGGGTCTTTGCAGTAGTAGCACTTCATAGCTCCACAACCCTTCCACGACTAAGATCGATCGAGCCAAACGCAGGTTGAGCATTGGAGCCAGGAGCTATTCTTGCCGAGCCAGAATCCTCAAAGAAGAAGTGAACCAGCAGGTCTCTAAGTTTGATCATGGCCGCTTTCATGTAACCCGCAAGATCGTGCCTGCCTCTGTCCATACTGCATGGCACCAAGATAAGCATCTCGCGCCCACCAATCACGAATCGATGGAAGCTCATTTCACTCAGCGCACCTACTCGACAGATTCGCGTAAAGCGATTCATATCAGACTGGTCGACTCTCACAAACAAGACACCATCACCGTCACTAAGTACTGGGTATCTTCCAGTAGGAACTCTTCCTTGGTGAGGCCCGACATAGCGAACCTCAATCTCCTCATTGAGCCTCATAGCTCGACCTGCCTTCCTGTTGTGTAGCTTGCTAGGTTGCAGTGTTGGGATGCAATTGCGTAGGTTCCGCCCGTATAGAAGCTAGACGCAGATACCATCTGACCTAAGCCACAAGACAGCCTATTCTCCATGTCTACTTGGCTGGAAATATTATGACTCACAAACACTAATCGTTCTGTACCATTGACATCAAACAGGCAAGGAACGAATTGACCAATACGAGTGTGGAAGTTCCAGCCAGGGCCATTTACACCTAAACTCCCCCTAATCACCATCACACCATGAATATTCAGAATCAACGCATTCACTGCATTGGTAGATATGGTGTAATCGCAAATGTCTAGCTTTTTCTTGAAGCGGACCGTGATGCCAGGATGTGGTTCGAGTACTGGCATCAGTGGCGTCAGATTTACCTTCGAGACAATGTATCTCGCCATCTGTGGTGGCAGATTACCGTACTCGTCGAAGTCGTAAGAAATAATCCCGCCAGTTCTCCCTAACCAAAACCCAACAAACGAATCTCGCGGCTCAGGAACGGGATTGCCTTGATTAGCGATAAACCCATCTGGCAAATCAACAGGAAACTCTGGCTTGTATATCTTGCCATGCTTGTATCCAATCGGGCGAATGTACTTACCCTGGTCCGCATCGGTCACTACGTGAACTGGATCATTAAGCATCGCGTTAAATGGCACGCAAATATCACCAGAAATGAGTGACTCGCCAGGATTGAGGTATCGCCATCCACTAACTTGCTGTCTCACGTTATGGAGCAAATCTACGTCGGCGCGAGTGATAACTACTCCGTTACCATCGACCACCTTGCCAATGTCACCGCATCGTACACAATGACTGGCTCTACTTAGGTCGCATGTCTCCCAGAAAACAAAATCACCAAAGTGAATATTTTCCATTCCAAATCGAAATCGATACTCTGGTTTAAGATGGCGAATTTGACGGTCGGCCCAATAGCTACCAGCCGTAGCTTCACTAGGTTCATCCCACAATCGCCAATCACCTTCATCCCAGTGTACGTATCGATAAAGGTCGCCGTAGTAGATGATGGTGTCTATCCCGTCCTCTGGTGGCCCCCACATGTCATCAATGCTAGGAAACACATCTCCAGCACCATAAACGTAATCTTGGTAGGTGTCCTTGGGTTGAGCGGGAACAACCTTAGGAGGAAGGGTAACAGGAGGGACTCGCAGTAAAGCATCCCAGTTCACCAAACCAACATCACCGCTACTGATAGGCTCCAATGCATAGCCAAAGGGACGATAATTTACAGACGGACTAGGTGTGGTGCGTGGCGCCATACCAAGAGCATCAACAATTAACTGCTCACTTACGCCAATATTTCTTAGCAGCCTAGACAATCTAGCATTTACAATTGGATTTTGTTCAGACTGAAATGTGAGTCTTGGCAATCCACCTACATCACCAGGGCATGATGGATGATTGTATTGGCAGAAGTCCCGAATATCATTAACCCAGTAAAATGTCAGCAAGTCTCCAAAGTTCACATCCTCACTTGGATGCATAAACCGTAAGCCAATTCTGGTCATTAAGCCAGGAATGTCGCTAGTCGTGCTGCGTAGTGAGCTTTCGCGACTATGGTAGTAGTACGTCCTGTTGTATTCAGGTAATCCATTTTCATCAAACGAAGAGTAGTAGCGATGAACCATCTGACCAGGACCAGCGAGACCCCTAGTCATCTCAAGCATGACCCGCATGTTGGTGTCAGTGATGATAGGCCGACTCTCCCCAGGCCGAATCAGCGCGTGAGGATTCCCGAATCGTCGCCCCTCAAATAGGAACCAATCTGCCACGATTAACTCCTTTCCAATTGGGTTAGCATCTCATAGAGGTACGAGATGTTCTTGAGAGGAGACTCACCACGAATAACAATTGGCTTCATGCCCAGCGCTGAGGAAGCCTCAACATCACCGAAGCCAGGATTTGCCGTGATCATCGCGAACTCCCCAGGCTCAAACGGATACAACGAGAACAAGCTCTTGTATGCGTCTGGATGATCTTTGTAGACCCTGAGAAACTGAATCGGAACAATCAAGTCCCAGTCGATTCCAGCCACCCGACTAATGTGATTAATTAGATGAACAGGACCATTCGATAGTGCCACGCAAATGTACTTCGATCGAAGCAATCTAATACCATCAGCGGAGTCAGGGTGAGCTCGCAAGCCAAACCAAGATTGAGGCAGGTCTAGTGGTTGCCATTCTTCACCACTCTTTCCCTTGGATGACTTCACGTAATCCGAGACCTCTGATCGATCGACACCAGACATATCGAAGACGGTCCCAAAGCAATCAAACGCTAGAACCTTGAGCATATAGAACTCCATTAAAAAAACTGGAGCCACCAAGCGGGGTAGAACTCAGTGACTCCAGCGGCGACAGGGAAGCCAGTTATTTGTTAGTTGCCCAACTCTTCAATTGAAGCCAATCCCTCAAGTTCGGCAGAAATACGAGCCATTGCGCGAAGGAAGGTAGCTCCGTCGATATTCGGAACTCCAGCCGGAACCGCACCTCGAACGGTAACACTATCCAAGGCTTCCTGATCTAAGCCAGTGGCGACTTCGATGTAGTTCAGTAGGTAACTGCGAATGGTTGCAGCACTTCGGCCAGCATTACCAATAACCTGTCTCGCCAACTGGAAGTCACCAGACAAACTCTGAAGTTTGTGGCTCTGCTCTTGCACAGCCGTAACGAGAATACCTTGTGCTCGCTCAAGGCTTTCATTGGCTCGCTTGCAATTGCTCAATTGCTGCTTGGTATCGCATTCCGTAGCACACGCTTGCTGACAAGACATGAACTCCACGTCTGGCAATTCCTTTGCCACTGTAGCCTTTCGGCCCTTACGACCCGTCTTCACTGTACGCTTATTCTTCGCAACCTTCTTCACTTCTGCACCTCACATCTTTTACAAACAATAATAGACTCTTCACCGCCTGGATCTTTGACACTAACCATCAACCCAGAATCATTCCTTCCAACTAGCTCCCCCATTCGCCCATCTGGTGTGCGAACTGTCGAGCCATGAAAATCCTTCCACGCATTAGGCGGTAACTCAACCCACTCCTTTTCAGGAAGAGGCCACTGCTCAACACCCTTAGGCCAAGCAATGGACTCTGCCTGTGGCATCATTGGTGTAGCAACATATCGAGTCCCGTTGGAACTGAAGTAGATACACCGTGGATTGTCATGCCGAATCAAATAGTCAGCACGCCACAACAACCGAACAGCCTCAAACGCTTCTTGCGGAGTCATCATCACCTCAGCTTGTCAAGTCAACGTAACGACCCAAAGCCGTGTGTTGCTCTGTAGTGGCAGAGTTGGAGTACTCACGACTCATCGCATTGAGCAGGCGACGAAGGTTCTCAATCTCCACGTCGGATGGTAATCCCAGCTTCTCAAGGATCTTGTACCAGTTGTCGACCAAGGCACTAATCACGCGAATGCGATCCTGTTTAGCAAGGTTCGTAAGCTGAACTGGATCGGTTGGATCAGGACGTTCACCGATCGAGAAGAACGAGAAAACGGGAGTGCCATTCTCAGAACCATTCGTTGGCTTCTCAGTGATGGCAATATAGTGGCTATTGTTTGCCCAGTCCTCAACCTTGGTATTGAACTTAGATAAGTCCATAGACCGAACCTCACGCTCCACAACACGCTCAAAGAGGGCAGGCGAGAACTCACCATCAACTCCCTCAAGCGTTACCCAGCCGCGATCAGGCGTAATGCCATTGACCACATAACTGGCCCCAACCTGTAAGGCATCGCTCGTACCCGCAGAAATGCGAGTCAATCGATCCCCTACACTTATCAAGTAACCACGACTATCTCGTGCTGACATTTTCTCGAACTCCTTTGGTTATGAAACTTGAACTCACGACGTATTGTAGACGCTACCTTTTGTAAAGAAAAGAAGCGAACTGGAAATTATTCTGTGGGTGGTCTAATGCGACGGTACCTGCGATCAATAGTGACCATTACCATATCGCCATCACGAATTTCAAACCTATTGCTATCGAGGTGACTAGAGTGTGGCTCAAGGGACTCGACTTGCTCCAACAAGACAGCAGGAAACCAAGGGGAGCCATCAGTTAACTCGACTGCAATAAAATCAGTACCTGAATGCTGCTCATGCCTAGTAGACACACGGGCAAGTATCGGGATAAGTCGCGAACCAGAAAACACTACCACTCTATCCTTTACCCGCAACTCCCTGCCATTACGATCGCGCATCATTGGAGAACCTCGTCACTAATTCAATCTCATGAGACCTGAGGTAGTACCATTCGTCAAAAACTGAATTGGTTACATCATTGGGCTCAATATCAAACACGTTGACACCTCTATGGAGAAGTCGATCAATGTAAGCCAGAATGATTTCACCATTGGCACAAAAAGTGATGCATAGATCTTTTCGCTGGATTGGCTGGCCAAGACGATCAAACATCACACTGGCCTCACTAGAAGCTCAAGTTCCCAGGGTCTAGCCCGATACTCTATAGTGCCATACTCAATATCATCTAAATCGCGAATAGTAGTCCAGGGTCTACCTGATTCCAGCTCAAGTACAATGCAAATATGCACAGACTCACCATACGGGAATGGTGCAACACACACATCCCCTTTTTGTATTTCTCTTCCGAGTCGATCGAGCATGAAGCCAGTCCTTAGAGAAAGTGTAGTATTTCGAGCTTGCCAGCCACTCGGCCCATGCGAAGGTTCGTATCTGCCCAATAGCCAGAATCCATGACGACATAGATGAATCGCTTAGTCGTGTCGTAGCTGTCTCGCCACATTGACAATTTGCCAGCAATGAGCGAAGAGCTGCCATTGACATTCCTTACAATCGCAACTACAGGCCGAGCACTTGGAATGATGTACCCCAATGAATCACAGATAATCAAGGGACTCAAAATGGAATCTCCTCTGGTACTTGGTAGAGCAGCTCAATGTTGGCGTAGGAGAAGCCAGCATCTATGTAGACTGAACCCACCATGCCATGCTCCTCTTCAAGATGCAAGTAATGGATGGAATAGAACACTCCTCTCCTTTGGCTGTAGTGTTGATTTATGGCCCGAAGCAAAACAAGGCTGAACTCGCCATTCTCCATTCTGGCTATCGCAACCCAAGGATCGCAGCTCCTAATAAACTCACCGAGGGCATCAAATACCCAGTGCGAGGACCAGCCATGACAGACCTTAACCTTAGCAGTGAACTCCATCATGTCATAGCCCTGGCGCTAAATCAGGACCAACACCGAACTCAGCCCATAGGTAAGATACAATAGACTCGAAAGAACCTAGTGGCATAACACGAACACCATCACAGGTTAGCTCAAACACACCATCCGTGTGCCTCATTAGTGTCAATCTATCGTTCTTCCAAAACACCTTGTCGTCAGCCAACATCGCATCACCTCACTTCAAGAAACGTGACTCACTCTATAGTAGAGAAAGCACGACTGTAAGGCAATAGCTCAAAATGCGCACTATTCTTGTTGACCTCAAAAGATATGGTGTGAATTGTGCCTGTCTGGTCGTAGCTACTATCAATCAACTGGACGAAGATCATGCCACAGCCATTGTGAAAATTAAATTGCTTGACAATGCAAATCTCGGAGTCTATATCAAATCCCCAGCCACCATCCACCTTGCGCCCATATTGGCAGACAATCAGATCATCCACAAGAACAATTTGGCCCAGTCTGTCGTATATCATTGCAACAAAGGGTGCTGTACCCTACCCACGACTTCCATTCTTGCAGTTAATGCATCTATTCTACTTAATTGCCGGTAAGCCCGAAGCCTAAACTCTCCACGATGCTTCCATGAAACAATGTGAGTGCCGCATGAGAAGCCAATTATTATGTACGTCACGCCAGTAATCACATCAACGAGTCTATCCGACTCTGTGATCTCTCTACCTAGCCTGTCGTACAGCATGAGCGCCAGCCCCATAGAGAACTTCGTAGCCAAACATCTCCGAGCCTGAATCACCGAAATCACTGTAGCTAACACCAGCCGCTACCGCATCATCGTACAGCGCCATAAACTTCACTCGCAACCTGTCGGTATATGGAGAAGCCCCTACCTCAAGTATAACAAAGACCCCGTAGTCTACAGTATCCGCCACAACACAGCCTGCATGGATTCGGTGCCCTAAGTGGTCGTAGATCATTGCACAACTCGATCATAGTGATTGTAGAGAATCTCGTAGTAAGTGGCAGCATCTACCGGAAATAGCTGGTCGTGAATGACTTCAGTATTGTGGGTTAGGTAGTAGACAGAGAGATTCCATGATATGCCCACAGATCGCCAGGACCGCGCGGAAACTATCCAGCCTCTAATGGTAAAGGATCGATCATCTCCATTAGACCAGAGAGTTCTGACAGCAATAATCGCCTCTTCTTACACAAAGTACAAAAGGCTGTGAGGGTAGATTACTTTGCCAAGTCGATCATAAGCCAGCATCGCGATCACCCTTCAATCTCTCAATCTCGCGATCGCGCTGGTTTACGGCTTCACACCATCGAGCGCACTTACTGCGAAGCTCCACAATCCTACGCCACATAGCCTTGACCCTTGGATCGTCGCTCTGCTCCGCAAACTCTTTCATCTCGAAGTGACCGAACTTATCCACACTAATGCCCCTTCACTAAAGAAACTGGATCATCATCCATCCAAACGTCAATCCTAATGCCACGCTTTGCCATGTAATCGATCTTGCTTCCAAGGCTTGTGTAGTAAACATTGATCTCTATGTTGTGCTCAAGGAGCCACGCTTCTATTACATCCCGATTATCGGGTGTATCGCGCCTAGCTGTTACACAAAAGAACGAGTGACCAAGCTCCCTGCCAACCTCAATCCATTGGCGAAACATCTCGCCATCCAAGGTAAGCGTTCTGTCAAAGTCAATGGCAAAGTTATAGCCAAGTGTCATCGCTTTGCTCCTTGTTTATACCAAGAAATTCGTCCACATCAATGATCTTCATGCCGTACTTCTTATGCACAGAAGTGTCCATAAACTCCTCAAATTTTTCAGACATTTCAGATCGAGACAACTCAACACCACTCATGGCTTCACGAAACTCTGCGACACAACTCGCGCACACGTACATGTTCTGAATCACATAATCACAGCAGCAGCTTCGGCAACCCCTGCGCGCACACTCCATAGCACCCATTACTTACTCTCCTTAATCACATCCCACACTTTACTTAATGTCTCAAGAGATAACTCACTGAGCTTTACTCGCTCAATCAGGCTGATCAATCGAGAGACTTCAACTGAATCACGAATCTTCTTTGTAACCAATTCACCCCTAGACGGCCCCCAGTAGCCACGATTCTTTTTGCCTCGAATGCTAAGATCAGGGTTCAACTCATAAGGCCCACATACAATGCGACCACTTGGAGTAATCTTCTCAACAGCATGAATCGACCAACGAGTTTGGCGACTACCCAATCCAGGTCCAAGATCAAACGCCAACTCATCACCAACCTTAACCACCATTACTCTCCTTAACACGAGTAAGCCAGTTCAAACTCTCTTAGTATTGTTCCCTCTGGAACCTCCACAACTGCAACGCTTCCATCACTCATTGCTTGACCCTCCATAGACACAACACCTTCCTGACTAAACCAAGAGACGTCACGAAGGAAGAACATGATGCCAGTGGATACGAATGGTTCAGTGCGCACAATCATGTCACCATCACCAAGTATATTCATGTTGCGATCAAAGACCACCGATCACCTCCAGGTTTGTGCTACTACTACCAAGCCACATTTTGTATATGTAGCTATCAAGCTCCATAACCTCTACCTCGACAACAAAGGTCTTTGAATCGTACATGCCAACAGAACGAACAAGAAGTAGCTCAGCCCTGCGCCTGGAAACAACCAAACTCCCCTCCCGCAATGGAGTCCCAAGGTGATCAGTTAGCATGGCGCGTGCTCCATAGCTTTTCGTATTTGGCGGTGGGTTTGTTTTGAACGAAAGAGCCAGTAACCATACCAATCGGAGCAACGCCCGTCTCATACGCATTGAGCCAAACACAACGACCATCTACAAGAGTAATAGTGAGTAACTCAGCGCCATGGAATTCAGGGCAGTAATAAAACACCACATCACCCACCCGTATCTCATTGCCGTTGCGATCAAGGATCATAAATCGAACCCACTACTTCCCAGCAAGGAAAGTGGCTCCACTTGAGACCATACAAAGTGATGTATCTCCACGCGCCAGAGCCATCCATAACCTTCACCTCCACCTCAATGCTCTCATCAAAAACGAGCCGCTCAACCGCAAAGCAGTGACACCAACCTAAGCCTGAGTCGTGATTCCACACTAAAAACTGGCCACTCTGAATTACCTTATTATTGCGGTCAAAGATCATAAGCCAATCCTCTCCCATGCTTTTAAGGCAGGCTGGCCTTGCCGAACAAATGCAGTGTAGTTAGTAAAGTCACCTTCATCGCATCGCGCATGAATGTAAAGCTCAGCATCTCGCGACAAGGTAATACTAAGCACACTAGCGACTAAACAGTCACATTCGTCACCCACGACAGTTACCCATAAAAAGCGATCATGTAATCGTAGATCCTGGCCAGTACGCTCTATGAACATTCAAGTAGCTCCAAGCAGCGACAATAGCCAGAGTCGTAACATGTATCAGAGGCACCACTATCAAGCAGGATCATGTAAATGTAAAACGTGCCATCTCGTAGCGGGTCGAGGTATTTTATAGAGACAAGACCAGGAAGGGCAAAGTCTTCCGTAGTTGGCGCGTACCATAGCACAATATCACCCGCGCGAATCTCTCTGCCTAGTCTATCCTGGAGTGTCATAGAGAACCTCGAAGTTGGAGGCTTGCTTGAAGTGCTTCATAACCAAAAAGTTATCCGCGAGATTTGGATATCTGTGGTCGATGCAGCGCCCAACTAAATAGACAATGTCCATATCCACCACAACAAACACCTTCATGTGCACAAGTGAAAGTATCACGCTACCCCTATGAATAAACTGACCGAGCCTATCAACTGGCATAACCAACAACCTCGTATTCATGCAACCTCAGTCCTTGCCATTGCGCTAGTAGCCAGTGTTCGCGAACATCGAGCCAGGGGACAGAGAAGTACTCAAGTGTAACGCAGTCGGCTGTGTCGCAACTACCACTCATGCTAGTGGAAGTAACAGCCACCAACACACTCCCATCTACCACCTCCATCACAAGACAGCCACGAACAATGGCTTGCCCTAGTCTGTCAGTCAGCATGGCCGATAACCTCATACAAATTCCATAGCTCATGGACTTTTATAATGTGACCAAAGCGAGACAACCTTCCTCGGCAGTGCCTCACGATCAAACCATAGCCCTCAGTAATAATGCCAGTCACTAGGCAGAATTCACTTGAGTAGATATTCAATAGGATGCTATTGCGATGAATCTCATTGCCTAATCTGTCAGTTAACACTCAACACCTCCAGGGCTTGGTACTGACCACCTATCGGATTGATTGGAAGCTGTGCCCGAAAGCCTGTACTTGGCCCATCAATACAATGAGCCACTCTACCGCCAAACTTCAATCCCTTCGTGACATAAACATCCCCTGTCCTGACATCAATCATGCGGGATCCTGTGTCCGTGACCTCATCACCAAGACGATCGTACGGAATCGTCCATTCTGCAACCAAGTCAAATGGGTGGTCAACCCAGCCATCACTGTAGCATCCATTGAAGTACCACTGAGAAGAACCGCGATACTGGCGATCGTGGAATATGAGGCCAGTGACTGGCTTAAAGCCATCTTCCTGACCTACTAGGTTATGTATCGGCCCGATACCAACCATGTAGCCATTTCTAGCACGATAGAACTTGCCAGTCTCAAGCCTCATAAAACACCTCACATGCCACCAACCTAGAGCAGTAACTCTCCCATCGTAGAGGATTCACGACTAAAAGGGAAGCCAGTTTAGATCATAAATCACCTCCACCGGATAAGCCATCCATCCATACTCGTCCATGTTCAGCCTGCACCCAATCCCTTCAGTTGGGAGCCTGCGTTCAATCAGCATGAGTCGCAGGGCTGTGCGACTAAATCCCGTCACCACAAAAACGTCGTAAGTCTCTAGGTCCACTACAACATGGCCGGAATGAAGCTGGGTGCCGAAGACATCACGGAACATAAAGAACCTCAAGACCGTAAAGCCACTGACCAGAAGAATAGTTTGTGCCACGCACAACAATACCAGGATCCGCTGGAATATTCTCAGAAATATACATGCGACTCAAGTTCTCCAGTGTGGAATATCTCACATAGACTAATGGGCCACCTACATCAGCTACACGAGCAGCAACAACTACCACACCATACCTATACAGGTATAGCACCGCGCCATTGCGAATCTCTTGGCCCAGCCTATCGTAGAGCATCCACCAACCCCTCACCAACAACCTCGTAGTTAGCAACTGAATCCCCTAGACGAGTCGTTGACCAACGAAGCCTTATGCCAATATACTCCTGATTGATACGGCTTTCAGACTCTAAGATGATTCCCCGAATCACCATGAATTTATCATCCTCTACCGCTAGATCAGTCACCACAATCAATGTGTTGTAGTTAGTTAGGAAGACGTCACCAACAGCCATTGGCTTCATGTTGCGATCATAGATCATCGAAGCACCTCGTAGAATGCATTACTACGACCCCGCACTGAACGGTAAGACATAAGATGCAAAGAGTAAAAAGAACTCTCAAGATGAACGCCTCACAGCGAGATGTTTCACGGAATGCAATAAACCGCATGACCACTAACAAGCAACCGAGCTGCTCATCGAACACTAAGCTACCCACAACAACTGGCTGACCCAGGCGATCAATGAACACGGAGCACCCCCGACTGAACAATCTCCCAGTTGATAGTCAATCCACGAATAGACGTTACCCAAAAGCAGCTAATGCCTATACGGTAGGGTGAAGTTGGTCCTAGAGCTACGCCGTAAATATCCACCAGAACACCAGCCTCCCTGATTCGATCCACAACAATCACATCACCAATCGGATTGGCAATCACATCACCCTCAGAGATGAGCCGGAGTAAACGATCAAAGATCATCGGAGAACCTCGTAGAAACGGAAGACTCTGAATGGGTAAAAAGCAGCCACTCTCCAGCCGACCTTATCCCCCTCAAGCGGAATCCAGCGAACAACCCTCTCGTCAACACTCACAACCACAAGAGGGAAGTGACCACCCAGGCTAATCAAGATACTGCCCAACTGAATCTCATTACCCATGCTGTCTCGCGGTACCATAGATCATCCAATCATGAAGCCAGTGTTTTATCAAGATCCACGGAGCGAACATGCCAACCGCTAACACGCACGCTATAGAAACCCTGTCGTTCAGACCTGTCATAGCCACCATGATTCGCATTTACTGTATAGCCAAAGAGCCTCAAGTACTCACATAAGTCACCCAGTCTACGAAGGAAGCTATCAGGAACCCGCTCACACGACCCCATAGTGACATCTCGAAAATCATAGTAAACCTTAAACTCCACTGGCCCCTCACCTGCCAGCGCCGCAGCCCGTATCCCAGAATCCACCTCGCTCATATCCAGTAGAGTCGAGGCACGATCACGCATACCTTGAACATAAATCTCCCAAGCCTGAGTTCTGGTAATCATTCCAACACCTCCTTAACTATGAAGCCAGATTATTATTGGGTAGCATCACCTCGACACAGTCAGCAACCACTCACCCGCCCGACTCAGCCACATAGCCACCCTAAGCAACCCAATCGCCATCCACGCCAAACAGCCAGCCATGAATGTCGCTATGATCACCAAGACCGATTTACACATAACTCACTCCTTAGTCACTTCTATCCATACGGTGGCACCACCCCATATTTCCCTGCAAAAACTCAATGTTTTAGCAAAAGAGGGGGTAGTTATTCCACCAACTAAACGCCGATCCAGCGCCGTAATTCTCCAATCGTAGGGAACTCACTACCAAAAGGAAAGACAAATTCCTACCAAACACCCCCTGAAGGCACTGCTTGTAACAAAAAATACCCACTATTCATTACAGAATCCGTCCATCCATACGGTGGAGCAACCACACTTTTCCCAGGGATTTATAGGTGTTTATGACAAAGGTGGGGTATTGTTTCTCATATGACCACACCGAAGGCACACGCTCACTGAGTCAGGGTGCAGATTGAGCACGTCGTCGTAATCATGCTCACCATACTCACAAACACTGGCATACAGGTTGCCGACAATCTCAAAAGAACATAAACCCCTGGACTTGCTGTTATAGCGAAGAGACGTTACAGCACCCAATACCCAGTAAGTCTCACCTAGCTCAAACACCAGAAAACTCACTAGCCATGTCGCCTCTGGAGGAGAGGGCGCAAGTTCAATACTCGTCACTATTCTCAAGCTATGAGAGAAGGCAGAAGCTAGTATACACCCAGCCTCTATCCTCCTCCCCAATCTATCGAGTAACACTAAATCCCCTCCCAAATCAACGACGTTTGATTCTAACGAGCGCAGAGCACTTTGCCCGACACTGAACACGCGAACTCACTACGTCGCGCTAAAACGACTCTACGTAGCGTATAACCTCGACCATGCGGAGATGCTCACCTTCATCTCCAATCTGGGGGAGTCCCACAGAGAGCCTAACCCTAAAAGCAGACTCTACGTGCCTCTGCTGAATCACAACAAAACTAGAGTCTCGCCAAACCCGTAACGCCACATATAAAGCACCTGTCTCAATCCTAAGCATCAAACTCCCAGGTACAATGCGCTGGCCTAACCTATCATAGATCATACAAAACCTCACAGTTCAGGCGGGCCTCAGAGGGGCACTCCATCATTAAACCACACGACCCAGGCAACGTCGAAGCACCCGCTACACCAGGGAAATCACCAGGATGCTCCAGCGTCATAAGCTGAAACTCAAAGAAATAAACGTCTCGCCGGAAGAACCACCAAACATACAGCAACACTGGCTCACTACAAGTCGGAGATACCACGACACTACCCCGCCGAATCACCTGACCGAGTCTATCGTAAATCATAAAGAACCTCCCAAGTCAGTCTCGTACCCAAGTCGTACCTAATCGTCAAACTGTAACCACCCAGCCTAGAGGAAAATGCACGAACCGGAGGCCAATACACTGGCTTCTCAATCGTCCTAAACTTCAAATCACAGTAGCCACCACCCAAGGAGCGACAGACCGTCACATCCACAACCAAGTAAAGCCCAGAAACACCAGGAAAAAGCAACAGCGAACCATAACGAATAGGACTACCAAGACGGTCGTAGATCATCGAACCACACCCTCACGAATCACCTCATGGTTAAAGAGAGTTGAGCTAAAAATCCGTTCCCATAAACCACTCTCACCAACAGCCTCATCATATGATGTCCACTCAAGAATGACTCCATAGACATCATGGCAATCACCATTAGCAACCACGCGAGTCACCACAACCAAAGCACTTGGCTCCTCGCAGCACAGCAACGAACCACGCTCCACCCGATTACCCAGCCTGTCAAGCAACATAGAGAACCTCGTAGGCAACTCGATGAACAACATGGTCAGTGAAGTACGACATACACATACTCCAACCTACCCTGTCTCGTCTCGGTGACTCCAACACTAGAAGCCAGATTTCTACGTAATCGCCCTCTCCATCATCCACCTCCGTAACCACCACCAACTCACGAGTCTGAATATTAAACAGGACACAACCCTCCAGTATCTGGCAACCGTTACGATCAAAGAACATAGTCACCCCCACAATTGCCCAGCACTAGACCGACTCCAAGGTGGCAAAACATACCGAATCACCTCTACCCCCCTAACACACTCCCAAGGAGAAGCCACCAAGGGAAAACACTGACCACCAATAAGGCTAAAACCTGGATTCTCAACTGGCATCTGGAAAATATGAACCTCGTCAGCGTAATCCTGCTGCCCAACAACCAAAACCAAACCACCAGTCACCACCCTAATCATCAAAGCGCCTGGATGAATCTGCCTGCCCAATCGATCGTAAACCGCAGCCATCACCACCACCCCCAAAACGTAGAGATTTCACGACAGCCAATACTATCCAACCAAGGCCCAACAAGCAAGCGAAAGCTGCTCCTACCAACTTATTAACTAAGAAATCAGGGAGTAGTTGATAAAGGGGGGTCAGATCGTATAGGTGGATAAAATTGGGGGGAGGAAGAGAATACGTCACCTCGGATGCTCTTGGGTCAGGCCACCCCCATTTTTTGGTCGATAGCTTTAAGTCCTTTACTGTCAACGATTTACAGCTTGGATCAATGGTCCGGTGAACGAAAAACAAAATTTTTTTTCAAAAAAGTAGCATTAACCCCCAAACGAATTCCTACATAGCCGGAACAATTAATAATAGGCTCGTTCGATCACTGCATCGTTGTCAGTGAAGTTTGCTAATTGTCTGCTTGATTTATTGGTTGCGCGATTGAACGAGCGTTTGCGGCGTGCTGGTCGTTTGGATCTTCGGTAGGTGGTTGCGTTGTGTTGTCGGTGGTTTCCCTACGTGGTGCGGTCCTGCGCTATTGGTGAGGCTCTGGCGCTGTGGTGCTGGTGTTGGTGAGTCCTTTGGAAGTCCCTATAGGCTTCTCTGTGGTCTATGTCCAGCTATTGGAGAGTGTTGATAGGCTGCTTTGGTAGATAGGCTCCCTCTGTGGTCCTTTGTTGGGCTCTATGGGGGGCTCTTTGGATTGTTCTTAGCCTAGTGTGTGTGGGTTGGACCTGATGCCAGTGTTTTTTGTAGTGAGGCGTTATCCCGATCTCGTGTCCATCAACGAAAAAAGCCCCCACCACCTTTGAAGTAGTGAGGGCTCGTTACGGTGCTGGATCGTCGGTTAGAGGTGGCTACCGGCAAGGAAGTGCTCCTCAGCGGTTTCGGGGTCAATCATGCCTATCTCAACCATTTTTTTGATCTGGTCGCGTCGATCAAGTCGGGCAAATTCTTCCTCTTCCTCTTTGGTGAGGGGTGATTCTTCGGGCTCGTCTCGAAGTGCGTCGAGTTCTTCAGCGGTCGGGCCTTCTTCCTGCTCGTGGTGGAGTCTGTCGAGTTCTGTCATGTCTGCTTGATCTTGCGGGGAACCTGGATACATTCCAGCGATTTCTCGCGCTCGCTCAAGGGCTCGGTGTGCGTCTTGTTCAGCGGCGAAAGTTCGCAATTGGTGGCGCTGTAGGTTCCGCAGTTCTTTGGTTAGCTTCTTGATCTCTGCTTTCTCGCGCTGGATGGTAGCTTGGTGGGCCTTTATCCTGCGGTCGAGTTCTTTCATAACTGGGCATCCGATTGGGATTATGTCCATTGTCCTGGTTCCTGTCGTTGTGTGGTTGTTGGTTAGTGCGCGTTGATTAACTTCTCGATCTCTTCAGGGGTTGGTTTTCGAGTCGGTCCAGCTACCTTTTCGAGGATCAAGAGGTTCGATTGTTCGGTTTCTCCGTAGTCCATCATGTCGGCCGAGTCTCTGCCATAGCAATATGCAATGGCGATGCTGTCAACATCCCAACATGGCACAACCCAGTAATACCCTGGTTCGATTCTCTCTTGTTCTGCGCTCATTGTCCGTGGTTCCTGTCGTTGTGTGGTTGGTGGAGTCTGACAGCCCCTCACCGATTAAGGCTTGGGGCTAGTCGTTGTGTGGTCGATCTGATGCCAGTGTTTGGCTACAGAATTTCAATCTTCTGCGGTTGCGAAGTCGCCAAGATTTCAGCGAGTTTCGCTCGCATGATGTTGTTACCTTCCTGGTCAACCGCGCTGCAAGCTGCGATGAATTGGTCAAGTTGTTTCGGCGTGAAATACAGGGCCTTCCACTGGCTACCAGTGTCAAGAGCAATCATCCCGCTTGGTACTCCATCACCAACCCATTTCTTCACCT